CTTTGATCCTAATAGTAGATTCATTAAGCTACCTATTGACGGGTACATGGAACTACTAGGGATTGAACCCAACACAAGTCAGCGTGCTATCATTAACGCGATTAACAATCCAAAGTATAGATTTGTAACTGCCGCTGTCTCACGTAGACAGGGTAAAACTTATATTTCTAATATTATTGGACAATTGTGTTGTTTAGTACCTAATAGTCATGTACTATTAATGTCACCAAACTATTCTTTATCACAAATTTCTTTTGATTTACAAAGAGGTTTGATTAAACATTTTGATTTAGAAGTAATTCGTGATAATGCAAAAGATAAAGTGATTGAACTTAGTAACAATTCTACTATAAGAATGGGTTCAATCAACCAAGTTGACTCAGTAGTTGGTAGATCGTATGATTTAATTATTTTTGACGAAGCGGCGTTGACAGACGGCCGAGATGCCTTCAATGTCGCGCTTCGTCCAACCCTAGATAAAGACAACTCCAAAGCAATTTTTATATCTACTCCAAGGGGTAGAAATAATTACTTTGCAGAGTTTTATTATAGAGGGTATAACAACGAATTCCCAGAATGGTGTGCTATCAAAGCCACTTACCACGAGAACCCTCGTGTTTCCGAAGATGATATTAAAGAAGCTAAAAAGACCATGTCCGAGGCAGAATTTGCTCAGGAATACATGGCAGACTTTAATGTATACGAAGGACAGATTTGGTCATTCAACTATGAAAAGTGTACTATGGCATTAGACCAATTTGATACATCTAAGATGGACGTCTTCGCAGGACTTGACGTAGGTTATAAAGACCCAACAGCTTTCTGCGTAGTCGCATACGATTGGGATGAGAAGAAGTATTATGTCGTGGACGAGTATCTCGATGCCGAAAGAACAACTGAGCAACATGCTCATGAAATTCAAAAACTAATTCAGAAGTGGGACATTGATTACATTTACATTGATTCCGCTGCTCAGCAAACTCGATATGATTTTGCACAAAACTACGACATAACAACAATAAACGCTAAGAAATCTGTACTAGACGGAATTGGTCATGTAGCAGGAATAGTCGACAATGACACTCTGTTTGTGGATCAAAAATGTCAGCAGGTAATATCAGCACTAGACCAATATCAGTGGGATCCCAACCCTAATTTAATGAAAGAAAGACCTAAACACGATGGAGCATCGCATATGGCCGATGCCTTAAGATATGCCCTATATACATTCGAAACCACAGCCACCTCATTTTAATAACACCTGTCAAAAATACTTCTTGACTTTTGGTGTGCAGATAGGGTATAATTCATATTAAGAGTTAGATATGAAATTTAAGAGAGATTTAGTTAAATACGTACGAGACAAAGCTAAATCAAAATATAACAAAGCTAGCGAATGTCATATCTGCGGTTCAACCGAAGAACTCGATTTTCATCATTATTATGGACTGACCGAACTACTAGAGACTTGGCTAAAAACTAATAATATAAATATTGATAATGAGCAAGATATCCTAGAGATTCGTGAGCAGTTCATTGATGAGAATTGTGAGAAGGTGTATATAAAAACAGTAACTCTCTGTCATCAACACCATTTACGATTACACTCAATATATGGAAAGCGACCTAAATTGATACACGCAGAGAAACAAGAAAGATGGGTCGAAAAAATGAGAAACAAACATTATGGCATGGTATGATTTTTTAACAGGCAGGAGAGCAGAGGCGGATGAGGAGAAACTCAATCCAGCCCAGTTTGCTATCTCGAGAAACGAAGGCCTGACTGTTGATACTCGTGAAATCGTAACTAACTATAAAAATGCGTACGAACAGTTAGAAATTGTCAACAGAGCAGTAAATATGATTGTTGATGATGTTGCAGAAATTCCTTATGCCGTAGGAGAGAAAAGAAACGGCACAAATGATATAGTAAAGAACGTCAGAAAGACTAAAGTGAATCTACTACTAAATGTAGAACCAAATCCATTTCAAGACGTAAGTGCATTTAAAAGAAATCTGATAATTGACTTACTGATTGATGGTAACATTTTTGTTTACTTTGATGGGGCGCACTTATATCATTTACCAGCGGACAAAGTTACTATTCATACTGATGATAATACTTATGTTGAAAAGTATGAATTTGACCATAGTATTGACTATAGTCCAAGTGAAATTATTCACATAAAAGAAAACAGTTTTAACTCTATTTATAGAGGCGTTCCAAGATTAAAGCCAGCATTTAGAACTATGCAGCTTCTTGGAAATATGAGAAAATTCCAGGATAACTTCTTCAAAAATGGAGCGGTTCCTGGATTAGTTTTAAAGAGCCCTAATACTCTTTCAGAAAAAATTAAAGAGAGAATGTTACAAGCCTGGAGTATGAGATATAATCCAGCATCAGGCGGAAGAAGACCTTTAATCTTAGATGGTGGTTTAGAAGTAGATTCACTATCTAAAGTTAATTTTAAAGAATTAGACTTTCAAGAATCAATAAAAGCAAATGAGCGTATTATTCTTGAAGCTATGGGCATACCACCAATCTTAATGGACGGTGGAAACAATGCAAACATTAGGCCAAACCATAGATTATATTACTTAGAGACTGTACTACCTATAGTCCGTAAATTATCTCATGCGTTTGAAAGATTTTTTGGTTTTGAACTCAATGAAGATGTGACAGGGATTCCTGCTTTACAACCAGAATTGAGAGACCAAGCGGCATACTACGCTACACTTGTTAATACAGGCATACTAAGTACAAACGAAGCTAGAGTCGCTATAGGTAAAGAACCAATTAATGGATTCGACGAGCCTCGAGTACCTGTAAACTTAGCGGGCTCAGCAGTGAATCCAGAGGAAGGAGGACGACCAGAGGAGAGTCCTTCTACAGAGGAATAATATGACTAAAAATATGATGATTAAAGCTGTATCTGATTTCTTTACTGGTGAAAAAGTAGAGAGTATGGATCTAGCTACATACAAATCCTATGGTAGTGATGCTCCTGTAAAAGACTATATGCTGAGAAGGCAGTTTGGTTCTTGGAACAGAGTCCTATCCGTAGTAAAAAATCGATATCCTGTCGAAGTTCCAGTTGTGGAAGAAAAAGTAGTTGAGAAAAAAGCTGCTCCGAAACCAAAAGTGGAGAAAGAGGTTAAAGATGTCGAATAAAATATTTCATTGGACTAATACATTCAAAACCTTAGGCGAAACCGAAGATGGCGGCATTGACATCAAAGGTTCTGCAAGTACTAATGCACTAGATAGAGCTGGCGACGTTATCGAAGCTGAGGCATGGACAAAAGGTGGTTTGGAAAACTTTAAAGGTAATCCTATCATTTTGTTCAACCACAACTATGACAAGCCTATCGGTAGAGCAACTGGTTTAGAAGTGACTGACAACGGTCTTGAGATTTCTGCAAAGATTTCAAAAGCGGCCGGCGATGTTAAAGATTTAGTTAAAGACGGTGTTCTTGGAGCCTTTTCCGTTGGTTTCAGAGTCAAGGACGCTGATTATATGGCAGAAACCGATGGATACAAAATCAAGGACGCGGAACTTTTCGAAGTTTCAGTCGTATCCGTTCCTTGTAATCAAGGCGCAACTTTTTCAGTTGCAAAAAGCTTTGATAACATGAACGAGTATGAAAAGTTCAAGAAAAACTTTATAAAGGCTAACTCACATGCAACAGCAGACGCTGTGAAAGTTGAGCAGCCAAGCGGGGAGAAATCCCATAAAATGGAGACTGATATGTCAAACGAAAAGATGACTCCTGAAGCCGAAGGCTTTGACCTAGACGCATTCGCAAAAGAAGCAGCTGAAAAAGCAGTTGCAGAATATGCAATGAAGCAGGCTGAAGCGAAGGCAGCTGAAGAAAAAGCACAAAAGGAACTTGCTGAGAAGCAAGCTCAGGTTGAAGCTGAAGAAAAAGCTGCTCAAGAAGCTAAACAGGATGAACAAAAGAGAATTGTTAAGAGTTCACTATCAGGCGCAGAAAGACTCATTAGTGATATCGAGAAAAGAGTCAATGATAAGCATGAAGATTTGAATGAAGTAGTTAAAACACTTCAGAACGAATTAGCTGAGAAATCAGAAGAAATCATGAATATCAGAGAATCAAAAAGAATTTTCTCAGATAGACAGGGTCAAGGCGACTGGAAGAAAGCTTTTGAACAAGATATTTTAGATGCAAAATTTGCTGGTCTAGCGACTGGTAAAGGATGGGACAACACTTATGCGAAGAGCGTAATGGAGAAGGTAAACGCACACTCAGGTGTGGGTGTATCATCTGCAGACTTCGAGCAAGTTGTTTCAACTAACATCGAAAGAGATATTCAGAATGAATTGGTACTAGCTCCTCTATTTAGAGAGATTCCAATGACTTCTGCTAACATGATTATCCCAATCATGCCAGATGCAGGTTATGCTGAGTTTACAGGTAACCAAGCAGCTTCTGGTTCATCACCACACGGTAACTTACAAGAAAGAGGCGATGCATACAACCCTGGTTCAGCAGGCGGTGTAGACATGACTGAAAGAACTCTTTCAACTAAGAAACTCATTTCACAATCTTACCTAGGTAACGAAACTGAAGAAGATGCAATCATGCCTATCTTGCCTCTCATTAGAGAATCAATGGTAAGAGCCCATGCTAGAGCAATTGAAAATGCTATCCTAGCTGGTGATGATGCTGACGGTGCTTTTGGTACCTCAGGCGCAGCTTTTGAAGGTCTTTTACACCTAGCAAGAAACGACAGTGACTATACACAATCAACAACTGCTTTTGCAAGTGATAAGATTACAGCCGCTGACCTTCTTGATATGAGAAAGAACATGGGTAAATACGGTGTTAACCCAAGTGAAGTAGTTTATGTTGTTTCACAAAGATCTTACTTCGAACTACTCGAAGATGCTGAGTTCCAAGATGCTAACCTAGTTGGCGACATGGCAACTAAGCTTTCTGGTGAAATTGGTCAAGTGTATGGCTCAAGAGTCCTACTCTGTGACGAATTCGCAGCACCAGCAGTAGCTAAGTTCGGAGCTATCGCAGTTAACCCAAGAAACTATGTATTGCCTAGACTAAGAGGCGTTACAGTAGAATCAGACTACGAAGTAGCAAACCAAAGAAGAGTCCTAGTGGCTTCTCAAAGACTTGGTTTCATCGACATGATCGATGGTGCAACTTCTAAGTGGGGTTGGATGTACAAAGCTAGCTAATAGCTTACAGACATGGAGGGGAGCAATCCCCTCCAACTTTTAAGAGGAATTATGGCAAATTTAGTAACAATACAACAATATAAAGACTTTGCTGGTATTACAGGTGTAGGCCAGGATGCGAAGTTGAATGTTATTATACCCTCTATAAGCCAAGTGGTAAAAACTTATTGTGGTACTTCATTTATTGACTACTACAGTACTGATAAAGTCGAATACTTTAATATTAGTGACAGAGAGACTACAGCTATAATGGTAGACGAAAGTCCTCTTGTTAGTGTTTCAGAAGTACAAGAAAGACAAAGTCAGGCAGACTCTTACGTTACCCTAATCACAGAAAATTCTGATGGAAGTGGTAAATATGAGTATATTGTAGACACAGATTTAGACACAATTTTTAGAACAACAGACACTGCTGATAAAGCATTTCCTATGGGAAGAAGAGCAGTAAAAGTTACTTATAGGTCAGGGTACAGCGCTACTCCACAAGACCTAAAACTAGCATGTTTTGATTTAATTAAGTACTACTTAAAAGATGAAAGAAAGAGTGGTATGACGATTTCAGGAGCGCAAGTTAGAAATGAAGTTTCGACAAGTTTGAGGGAGAATATTGGATTCCCTGATCACATAAAAAGAATACTTGATTTCTACAAGGTACATAAGTAATGGCCTTTAAATATGGCACTACTTCTAAGCCTATAAAAGGCACGAAGTTTACAGATGCATTAAAAGAAGTAAAACAAGACTTCTATCAAAATGTAAACGAGTGGAGGCAAGGAGCAGTAAAAGCTATTGAAGGTTCAGTTACGGGTACTGACGAGTTTTTTGCAGAGTTAGATGATGCAATGGCATTATTACAGCGTGACGCTACACAAATGGCAGTATATGATTCTTTCTTTGTAGATAAAGCAACGCAAGAAGATTTTAGTAATGCTGTAAGACAACTGAGTGGTACTTTAAATATTAAAACTACTTATGAAGTCGATCATAAAACAATGGCACCAATCAATCAAAGATTATCTTTATTGATTGTAGCAATGGTAGATATGATCAATACAGTAGAAGCAGGACAAACAGCTGGAGTACCTGCAAGAGATTTACAAACAACTATGTCTGGTTTAGCGCCTACAGCAAGAAGAGTAGGAGAAGGAGCCGGAGTTAAAAAGATGGTTGCTGGCTTAAAGAAGACTGTTGACAGACTCAGAAGAGTCAGAGCAATGGGCGAGGTAATCGAAAGATTATATAATAGCAACCAACAAATTACTCCCAAATCTCTTTTAGAAGGACTAGAGTCTCTAAAAGATGATAAAGGTAGAGTTGATATTACTTTTGCAAAAGACAAAGATGTAGGACTTGGCCCAGATGGAGAATTAGCAAAGTTTGCTGTAACAGTAAAAAGTAAACATGGCGAAAAAAGTAAGTGGCAACAAATACAAGGCGCACTTAGAACAGGAATATTGAAAGGCCCTAAAGCAATGGGCGCCATAAGTCTTGATGATAGTATGAAAGACATGTTAGAAGATGCTTTACAAGTTTTAGTAAAAGCAGATTTAACAAATATAACAGGGTCAAAAAGCGTAACCGATACTTTAGGTAAACAAGCTGCAGATACTTTCAAAGGTAAGAAAACAAGAAAAGTAAAAAGTAAAAGCAGAACTAATCTTTCTTCCACAGGAAATATTAAAAAGCCTAAAGGAAAAAACATAGCAGCTAAGGCTAGTTTAAGAGAAGTTTACTCAATATCTAGATTAGCACAAGTTAGAACTTCTAGAGAGAATAACTCTGTAGGAATAGAAAAAACAAAAAGTGCAGATATACAACAAGAGTTAAATAAGTTAAGAACTTTAATTAACCGCAGGCTTCCAGCACAAGTAAGAAGAAATATGGGAAGGCCTGCACTTATAAATAGAACAGGAAGATTTTCAAACAGTGTAGAATTACAAAGTTTAAGACCAGCTGGTAAGACTATAGTGGGGACGTACTCATACCAAATGAATCCGTATGAGACGTTTGAAAACACAGGAGAAAAGCAGTGGCCAGTAGGGTATAATCCCAAGCCTCTCATAGCAAAGAGTATCAGAGACTTAGCGTTAGAATACACTAATCAGAAACTCACATTAAGGAGAGGATAATGGCATACCAAACTGCAAGAAAAAAGATAGCGAACAAGTTAGCAGAAACATTAAAAGAAATAGACGGTAGTTACCCATATAATACAAATGTTTTTGATAATGTAGGTTCAAGAATGGTCTACTTAGATGAAATTGAACAATACCCAAAAGTATGTGTTGTAGCTGGAGATGAAAGCCGACAATATTTACCAGACGGTTTTAAATGGAGATTTTTAATTTTATCAGTAAGAGCGTATGTTTCAAATGAAGAAGACGCTCAGGAAGAATTATCATTATTACTCGAAGATATCGAAAGGATTATTGACGAGAATGATGCTTTAGTGTATGACGACGCGGTCAGCCCTAATTTACGAACTACATCTATGACAATACAAAGTATTACAACAGATGAAGGAGTAATAGCACCATTAGGTATTGGGGAAGTAATCGTCGAAGTACGATATTAGGAAACGAAGACGCTGATTAATATCATGCGAAATCCTTTCCAAAGCAATAATAGGAGAAAGCAATGGCTTTAAATCTATCAAGAAATACCAAAGTATTTGTCAGCTCTGTGAACGGAGTTACTTCTGCTGGTGGAAACGTGAAAACGCTTTCTAGTTCACTATCAGGTACAAACTCAGGACACGCTGTAGGTGACATTGTTACTTTTGGAACTACTAATGGATCAGGCTCTGGTTTTAAGGCAATCGTAGCTGCAGTAAGCAGTGGAGCAGTAAC